CCTCCACCAAAGCAAAATAAGGCGAACCCCTTTGAAGATATTCTGGTCTTCCAGGATTGTTTCGCCCTGATAATAAAAATAGCGGACAGGCTATAAAGGCCCGTCCGCTTTTATTATACGTTATCAATCTTTCGGGGCGTCGCCGCCAGGGTCCTTCTTTTCGTGCTGGGTTCCGAAATAGAAGGCGATTACCATAGTTACGACCTGCATTGTTGCCTGTGCGTCGAATTCGCCGCGCAATGCCAGGATAGCAAAGACCGCAATAACGACAAAGGTAACAATGGTCTTGACGTTTATCAGCAAGGCGAATTTTTCAATGATTTTAGACATTATATTTTCCCCTCCAATCTGTCTATTCTGAGATGTGCCTGTTTCGCTGACGCTTCAACCGCCGTCAGCCGTTCGGCAATCTTGATATAAAGTTCGTCCTGTCTATCCTGTTTGCGCTTGATGTCGTCGATTCCGGCTTTTATGTAGCCGATTTCTGTAAGAACGACGCCGTCAGCCTTGCCTTCTTCTTCGGCGTCTTTTTCTCTGTTTTTTCTAAAGGTTGCAAATCCGATCGCGGCTCCCAGCACGGTACACGCGATCGAAATAACGACTGTCAATTCTACTGTCATAGATTCACCCCACTTCCGACTAAACCGGTATTTTTAGAACCTGGCCGGCGTAGATTGTAGTTCCGGATAGGCCATTTAGTTTTTGAATTTCGGGCCACCTGGACCCGTTTCCAAGTTCTTTCTGTGCGATCGCCCATAAGCTGTCACCTTTTTTGACCGTATAGGTCTTATAGGTTTTCGCCGGCGGTCCTCCGGTGTTGCCGGAAGGGATTTTGATCTTCTGTCCGACGTGGATAATATTCGGGTTTGCGATCCCGTTATATTCGGCCAATACCTGATAGGTAGTCCCATAAGCCGCCGCTATTTTGGATAAGGTGTCGCCTTTTTGCACGATATAAACCGTTTCTGAAGGCTTCTGCTCACTGGGACCAGTACCGGAAGAATTTTCATGTTTTATGTCCCAGGCGGTTAGGCTATACTTCTCAATTAGGTTGATTAGTTTATCCGTATAACCTGGATCAGTGGCGTAACCGGCTTCATAAACATATTTACAGGCCAGTTTGTAGTCGGTAAGGCCGCGAAGTTTTTTGTATCTATCCAGGCGATTAAACAGGTCTGAATGATCAGCCAGCGATTCGGCCCAGGACGGGTATTTTCGGAATGTCGCTTCGACGGTGATAAACTTCGAACCGTCCCATTCCTGGGTTTTGCAGGTATACCCCTGGCCGTTATAGGTCCCCTTAATTCCGAACAAGTTATTCGCTTCCGTTGCCAGTTTAGATTTACCCCAGCCGGATTCAAGGATCGCCTGGGCTATTGTCAGGGAAGCCAGGATTCCGGTCGCCTTCATGTCGACCATAGCCATAGGACCGATCTTGTTAATAAATGCTTTTTGTTCTTCGGTTCCGACCGTTGCTTTTGGACCGTCAGAAGGGGCCTGATCCTCATATTCGATATAAGGGCATTTAAGCCAGTGGGTCCAGTTGCGATCTGATAATTTCGTCTGGCAAACGCCGTCGCCAAATCTGGTGTTGTTCGTCGATTCAATCACCAGGCCATTACCGATATAGACACCGATATGGCCGTCCAGCCATACGCAAACGCCAGGGATTTCCGGAAGGGTACTGATAGGACCCTTTTCGGTTGCCGCCTGGAACATGCCGTTCGCGGACTTATCAGTTTCGGCTTTATAGTTCTTTGAACCGACGCCGCCCCAGTAATAGGACTTAATCAGGCCGACGCAATCGACACCGTAATAATCTTTACCGATTAGTGCGCGGAATTTTGCGACGCGTGCCGGCGTGTACCAGGACGGATATTGATTCGCCTTGCCCGAAATATAGGATTCTGTTACAAGGCGCATGATCCCGCCCCACATATAGACGGTATTCATTTTCAGGGCCTTTTTGACATAGTCGACCAGGCCCGATGCGGTATAAGACATAGACTTCACTTCCTTTCTGGACAAAAGACGACCCCCTGGAATTCCCCAGGGGGTCATAATCTTTTTGCCGTTTTACTCGGCTTCTGGTGCTTCAGGCTCAATATATCCTATGTCTACCAGGTATTCGTAGACACGCTTATAAAGGCCCTTCGGCACGTCTTCAAGCTGGATTTTCCCCAGAATGATTTCGCCGGCATACAGGCGAACAAGCATTTCGAAAGCCTCCTTTCCAAAGATTATTCTTACAAGGTATATGAAAACGGTGGCCCGCATTTAGGCCACCCCGTTTTCCTGTGAATTATTTTCTTCAGCAAGTGCGGCTTCGACTTTGCTTTTAAGGCCGGCGGGGACTTCTTCCAGCGTGATATTGCCGGCCCTTATTTCTTTGACGTAAAGCTGAACAAGTTTAGACATTGCGCTTCCTCCTATTCTGGGATTTCTTCCGCGAAGACATCGTCGCAGATTTCTATAATACAGCCTTTCAGAAGTTCGTTTTCTTCAAAAAGCTGTTTAATCAGCAAGTCCTTTTCGTTTTGCTTCTGTTCCTTCGGGACGTGTTCGCATTCTTTAGGATCAAACATCTTCATAACCTCCTTTTAGGCGAAACGAACTGTAACCTGGCTTACTTCTATCTGCTGGTTTCCCTTTGTCAAATAGAACCTATAGGCCAGGCCGTAGTTTGTGGCAACCGTGTTATTTTCGAACGTGTGAACATACCTGTTGACCTTTGCTGTAATGTCTTCCCAAACAGGTTCGTCGTCGAATGGGTTATTGCTTACTTCACAATGCAAAGTGCTGTCAAGCGGCCGTTCAGACGGATAAATTGACAGGAAGCATTTAGTAACTAGGCTGTCGGTTGTAAATGCACGGGAAGCGGCGATCCTGGTTACGGTCCTGCTGAATGTGATCACACGCTGGGCAGTTCCTCCGGCGCCGTCGCTTACGGTGATTGTAAGGGTATGGGTTCCAGGAAGAAGTTTAAGCCATACAGACGACAGGTCGGCGGTGTTGGTCGCTCCGCTGGTCGCGGTAAAGGTACGAAGGGTTATTGTTTCGGTTCCGTTCGTAACCTTTTCCGTAACGGTTAGCGTCTGGGAAGCGGCTTCCGCGTCCGTGACGGTATAGTTATAAGTCAGCGGGTCTTCGTGCGCCCCCAGGTCTTCGTCTGTTCCGCTTATAACCGGATCGGTATTATACACGATCGGAACGGGTTCCCCTGTTCTATAACCTGATTCAGCGTCCTTTGAATCGACGGCCTTAACACGGACCTGGTAATTGGTTCCGGAAGTCGGGACCGTGTCCTGAATGGTTTTTGCGCTGGTTATAGCGATCTGTTCGAAAGGCTCAGTATCGACGCGCCTTTCAAAAACATAGTTAATCGGGTCGCCTTCCGGATCAGTGGACCCGCCTGTCGTAATGGTTAACGGTTGTCCGGCGCGTGGTGTTCCGTGAGAAATAGAAGTCGGGATTGTGGGTGGCTGGTTCCACTGGATTATATAAGCTCCGTCGGTATCCGGTGTATCAGATACCAAGATTCCAGAGTCCAATTCCAAAGCCGGCCGAACGCCCCTGTAGCCGTAGTACGCGATGTTGTAGTTCAGCGTGCCGTCCGCGTAGACATTCCGCGCGTAGTACGAATAGCCGGCGTACGGGGTCCTTAACCACCAATACCAGGGCGACGAAGCGTTTAGGCTTCCGCTTGTATATTCAGACTTCGACACTGCTTCGGCCGTCGGATATGCTTTCCGGCTGTTATCGTCGCTGAAAAGGTCCCATTTTGAGCCTTCGGCAATGCCGTTTTCGTTCGACAGGCCGACTTCCGTATTCGAAAGCAGATAAACCTTACGCGTGATGTCTTCGTAACCCCCGCCGTCGGTGACGGTATTCTTTGCGACCCTGATTGTGGTATCAAGGATTGCGTTCCGGAAGTCTTCTTCAAAGTTTGCCAGGAAACCGGCTTCGGCGTCATATTCGTTGTAGTTCGACCAGACGTTCGCGTTTGTGGGTGGCGCGTCGTAAGAATGGCGGGCGCTATACCATGCCCCAGCGCCGGCCGCGCTGTTTAGCCATTGATCAATATTTGATAGCGAATATCTGTTGTTACCATAGCTTTTCCTGTTACTGTCTGGGTTGCTGGCTTCTATGGCGTCAAAACATTTCAGGGTAATGATTTTTTCTGTTATCAGCTTAACTCTGTCAGTGGTCTTGTGGCCGATAATAAAGCGGATAACGCTATTGTTGTATTTCGTGTTGACCGATTTCACGACTGTACCAACGGTCAACGTCGATATTTGTCTTGCCATAATAACCCTCCAATTCTTTAGAAAATAAGCTGTAGAATAGTTCATCCATGCGCCTTATTAAGTGGTGACTGTTACCATGTCCGGCATGGCCTGTCCAGCTTGTATATGAAGCCAGAATGTTTTCGAAGTCAATCCGGCCTTCGTCCAATAACTTCCTGAATTTCTTCAGCTTCCTTCGGATTCTGTTTTTACTGTCGCGGCGGATTTTTTGAATAACCTTGCCGCTTTCGGTCATATAGGTTCTGAAACCCAGGAAGTCGATTCCCTGATAAAGTGGGAAGATAGAAGTTTTCCCGTTAAGTTCAAGGTCCAGCTTTTCAACGTATTTCAGGATTTCCGACAGGCAATATTTCAGATATTCCTTGTCGTGGTGTATCAGATAGAAGTCGTCCATATATCTTCCGTAATACTTAATGCGAAGCTGTTCCTTGATGAAGTGGTCCATTCCGGAAAGATAGAGGACCGCGAACCACTGGCTGGTATGATTGCCAATCGGAATTCCCTTGCCTTCTGTTGAATCAATGATCATGTCAATAAGCCACAGAACGTCCGGATCATGGATATGCCGGCGGATCTGTGACTTTAGAATGTCGTGGTCTATTGAGTAGAAATATTTCTTAACATCACACTTCAGGACCCAGCCGTCCGCCCCGTAATGCCGGTAATAATCACGCATAAACTTTTTCAGACGGCCAAGTCCAAAGTGTGTGCCTTTGCCTTTCTGACTGGCGTAAT